AGTTGTTTCTACTAATGCAACACTCTGATTAACAATAAATGGTTCTAAGTTATCACTTAAAGAAGTTAAAGTAATAATTCCAGATCCAGAAGTATTAAAGAGATTAGAAGATTGTAAGAAATAAGTATCATCAACAATCCATGTTCCTGTAAGAACTTTAATCTTAACAGTATTTTGATTATTAGTTCCTTCTAATACTTCAGCAGTAGCAATAGGTGCATTAATACCATCAGTAAGACTTAATGTAGCACCTTCTGTATATGAACTATCTTGATCTATTAATAAAGAGAATGTTTTAATGTCAGCAGAGAATGTACCTGTAGTATCAAATGTTCCATTAACGTTCTTAAGAACTATAACATTATCACTTGCTACTGTACCTACTATTTCACCATAAGCACTTGAAGATGGTTGTCTTAATGTATCATTAGCAAACAAATATGCAGTCTGAATTGTAGTTAGTTTAACAACCTTATCTTCTTTGGTTTGTATGTAAGATACATCCTTTCCTTTAATTGAAGAAACAATTGCTTCTACCTCACCACCTTCAGTTCCTCTATTATCAAAATAAACCTTAGAGTTAATAGAGAAATTCTCAGAAGATCTCTCTACATCAATATTATCTACTGTACCAGATTTTACTTCAGATATCTGAGCAACAACACCTTCTCCATTCCTAGACATACCAACGGTATAGAGTCTCTTAGCATTCTTAGGAACATCATTCTGATTAATATTAGAATTGTAATTACTATCTACTGGTAATGAATAGAAATTCTCTCCAATAAAGTATGGGAATTGTGGATTCTGATTACTATCAATAGTTAAGAAATATGCATATGTTCCTTTTGGAAAATCAGGAGTAACACAGAACCTACCATTATTATCATCTAACAATCCACTCTTATGATTATATGTGTAATCATTAATGAAAGTTCCTAAAGGATATGTTGCTGTAGAAGGACCACCAAGACGACTTCCATTAAGAGAATATCCAGAAGTCATTCTCTTAATAGAGGATGTTGCATCTAGTGGGTCTTCATAACCAAAAGCACCATATATGGGGTTACCATCATAAGCAAATCCTATGATAGGTGAATGTGTCTTGATTGCTGGTTCAGTACCAGCACCATTTAAGTTATCATTTAATGTAACTCTTAAAGATTTTGGGTTAGCAACATGAGCATATCCATATTGTAAACCGATATTATAATTTTGGAATAGGTATCCATTCTCAGTATCTAAATTATTTTGATACTTTACATACCTGTTATAATTCCATTCTTTAAGAAGAGGTGTTCCTGTAGCACCTTCTCCTACTGGAATTATATCAACTATAACATTTGCTTGAGTATAAAAGTTTCCTTCTTCTACTTTCTCAAATCCTGAGATCTTACCATCAGTAAGAAGTGTATTAAATTCAGCAAATCTACCTCTACCAGCATTATCTCTGATTCTAACGGTAGGAGGAGATGAATAAAACTCTCCAGCATTGTTAATACTAAGACTAGTTACTCCACCACCTGTTACAACAGCAGTAACTTCGGCATTTCTACCAGATGTGATAGTAATCTCAGGTGTTCTTGGGAAGACATCATCAGTATCAACTATAATACTTTCTACTACGTTACCTGCTAATACAGCTCTTGCCTTATTTGGTACACCATCAATCAAAACATTAGGAGGAGAAGTATATCCTCTTCCTTGTGTATTAATTTTTATTTCTTCTAATTTACCATAACGTATACTTTCTTCGTCCCTGAAACCGTAGGCCAGGACACCGTTTACAAGGACACCAATATCACGTTTTGGAGTTTTATATACTTCTGTTGTTCTAGTTGCTTCTTTCCTTATAATACGAAGAATCTTCTGATCTTTAACTTCTTGTGTTACTGTTGATCCATCTAATATGTCATATGATGGATAACTTGAACTATTGATATAATAATACTGATCATCTGCAAATATAGCAGATACGTTAGTTTGTACCTGATCTAGTGCAGTTTCTACTGCTGTATTAGTTGGAGCAGAAATAGAACCAGTTACAAGTTGCCATCTTGGTTGATTAGTGCCTGTTTGTACAATCTTAGGATCATTTGTCTCAAATCCTGGATTTCCAATCTGAATCTCATCACCAACTGATGAGTATGGATGTGAATCAGAAGGAGAAAGATTATATACAACACCAAGTGTTAATAACTCAACCGTGGTATCCTTTACTATGACTGGTTTATAGACGGATGTGCCTACAGGATAACTTAATGGTGCAGTACCTCTATTCTTAATAACAAACTGAGAAACTGTTTTATCATCAAAAGCAATTACTTCATCATCTATTAAAATCTCTCCTGTTGGTTCCCAACCAACTGTGGAAAACACATCTACTCTCTTTCCAACACCCTCATTTGAATTAAGGATTCTTTCTAGTTTAGTTTTGGTAGAAATTGCAAATGTTCCATTAACTGTCTCAGGAGCAAGTACTATATTCCATATAGTTTCTCCATCAGCAGTATTATCTGGATATACATTATCTACAATAGCATCTGCATAACCATATTCTTCAGTCGGACTCTGTGCAATCTTCTTACCAACTAATGTCTTAGGATCTCCAGAGATAACCTTAGACTTTAAGGCATATACACTGATCCAATCAGCATTAGATGACTTATATGTAAAATCTTTAGGATTGTATACTTCAGGTTTATTAGTTACATCCTTAGCAATAATTGTATTGAAAATAAATTCAATAGAACTATGTGTTCCCTTTGCCTTATAAAACTTTTGTATGTTCTTAATAAGGGTTCTCTTATCAACTTCACCCTTAAGATACTTTTCAGGAAAAGAACCTAGATATTGACTCTCAAAATTCTTAACTAATGCATACAAGAAAAGACTACTGACATTATATGCTGTCTCACCAGAGTTGTGCGGTGAGGCATTGCTGCTAGAGAAGGATGTACTATCATATAGGTCACCAAGTGTAGTATTACCACTAACACCTCTTACACACTCTCTCAGCTCAGTATCAGTACGTGTAGCATAAAATACAATTTCATCACCAATCTTTACGTATCCGTTTTTCTGTGGAAAACTCGTCGCATCTTGTAGTACAATTGTATCATCAGAACTAGTAATACTAGCATCCAAGATAGTAGACTGTCGAAGAATATTTTGTTCATAATAATCAATGTTAGCATAATCTTGTAAGTTACTGGCAATATCTAAAGGACCACCATGAACTTCCTGTCCTTCATAATATTTTTGAATAAACTTAGTAAAAAGTGGATATTCAGTACTTATGAAATCTGGTAGTTGAGACTCAATAAGAGTTGATATTCTTTTAGTCTTAATTGCTGCCATTTACTCTTTATATGCAACGAAACTGGAATTTGCGATGTCAACGTCAAGATACATCTCGCGAAGTGCCTTGATATCATTAGATAGTGGTTTTACTCTTAGTGAGATACGATTATCAAAGAAACTACCTTTTATAATAGTTAAGTCGTATAATTTAATTTCACCTTTAACATAATCAATATCACCAACTTCCTTGTCTAGAACTACCTTATCACCAGTTGTAGGATCTAGTCTATATAGTACAATTTTCTTGTCTCTATCCTCTAGATACACATCATATGTGGCATGTTCTGTAACTCTAAACCCTGTTGACGACAGGACTGGATCATCACAATCTTGATCAAAGGCATTTTGATAACATACCTCATAAAAGAAAGTAGAATTTAATTGAGGATAGAAATCTCTCCTCATTGTAACAGCAGTCAAGTTAGAATTGATACTGCGATCAACATCATCAATTACACCAGTGAACTTACTATGTCTAAATTTACCTCTAAACTTTTCAGTCCCACTAGTCTCAGTATAAGACTGTACTTTTGTTATCACCTGATCTCTTATTTGAGCAGGAGTTGAGTCAGTCTTTAATCTATCATAATATATGTTACTTGTTAACTCTACATGTAGTATGGCAGGGTCTAATATTACTGGTTCGACACTAGCAACAACATATTTCTTTAACTCTTCAATAATATTATTCTTAGTTAAAGATGTTAGGTAAGATGCATCTTGTGGTTTTAATACAATAAAGACTTTTCCATAACTAGGAGGATCTTGATCTTCTCCACCAAATATAATGATATCGCTAGTAGCAGGATATATGTTACGAACAATAGCACCGTAGTCATCTGAAGTTACAGCACGATCTTGTGCTCCATATATCTTAGGTGCATTAAATTTGATTTTATCTGTAGTCTCCTTCTCTTCGCCTCCAGCAGCTGCAACTGATGATGTGATAGAAACATCATAAGAGTTAGGAGTAACACCTTGAGGATTCTCTAAGACCCCTTGGAATACGAAGGATTTAACACCATTAGAATCTGAACCAGTTGTTGCAATATATTCAGCAATAATTCTTGTATTTGCTTCTAATTTCTTACCTAATACACCATCACCAAATTTAATCTCATAACGTCCATCATCTATTTCATCTAAGTAGAAAATTTTAGATGTACTATCAACACCTAATATATTATCTGCAACAAGATATGGTTCATTAAATGATCCACCACTAGGAAATACTGATACAGCAATAGTATTAGTATCAATATTAGGATTCTCTAAAATAAATCTTTGATTTGGATTGGATGAACTAACAGTCCAATCATTTATTACCATTGTTCCTTCTCTTAGTGGAACATCAGTAAATGTCGCGACATCATTTGAAACTTGTGCTAATACGTCATTATTAACAACATATCTGTATATGGTATTATCATAAGAACTAATAAACCCAGTTCCTTTCTTGAGTATTAGTTCTGTATCAGTCGTTGGGTTCTGATAAGTAACAGTAAAGGAAACAGATGCAGTAGGAGAAGTAGAACTTTTTGCTCTATAACCCAATTGCTTCGCTATTGCTACTACGTTGTCCCTGAGCGTGGCAGAATCAATGAATAACTCATTGACTACCATATTAGTATTAAACGCTGTATAATACGTATTGTAAGCAAGTACATCTAAAAGGTTCGATATAGCAGAACCCTCGAAATCATAATCTGTAAGTTCGTTCTGAGCCTTTAAAAAGTCTTTCAGAGCTAACTTAATATCATTAAAATCTAAATTTGCAACTTGAGTATAAGGCATTTATCTTGTACGCTCTAGGAAGATTTCTATAGCTTGTTGTCTGTCATTTCTCCCTACTATAGTGAAATATAATTCTACTTCATATCCATTATTCTGTTCATCAATATTAATAAGAATATCATTAATGACTATTCTTGGTTCATACTTAGATAAACATTCACGTACTTCATTTTTTAGGATAGCAGCACTACCAAAATCCAGAGGTTCAAACAAAGCAGTTTGGATACCAGATCCTAACTGAGGTTGAAAGGGTCTTTCTCCCTTATTTGTAAGAAGTAGATTAGAGATAGATTGAATAATCGCAGCCTTATCCTTCACCACAATCAAATCGTCCGTTACAGGATGTGATTTGAATGTGACGCTTAAATCTTTAAACGTTTGGAAGGTTGGCATTAAGACACAACAAAGCTATTTCTATTTATCGTCTATAACTAGACTTCACCTGCTCTTATAGGTCCAGCATTGTTAATTCCACCTATACTATAGAAGGTATACTTTAGAAATAACTCTTCTCCTTCTTTAATATCTTTTATCGTCTTAATGTAATATTTCTCGTCGTTGTAATACTTTTCGCAATTAGGATCATCACTATGGTTAATGAATCCTCCCAAGGGCGTTCTAATTATATCATCATCAATAATATAATGGGATACTCCCAGATACGTACCAAAGGGTATATCGCTCCGCGCAAATATCCCTTGACCCGCAACCGACGAGTCTTTTATGTGTAATTCCGTAGGTAGTGCTTGGTACATAATAAATTTGTTCGGCGTTTTCGGCGACCTATCCGCTAACGTCCTTGACCTCTTGTACGCTTTTTCGCACCATTACGTGAGGTTGCACTATACTTAGTGTGCTTACCCCTTCCTTGTCTTGTTTTCTTAGGTATTGCTTCAATATAGTCGCCACCTGAGTTCCATGATACTGCTTTTGCCATAATTAAGGGTTATTAGTGTTTAGTATAATTTTAGGATATGATCCAACGTTAATGATAGGTCTAGGAGACTGTCCCATGATATTTGCTTGATCTCCAACAACTGCGACCAACTTCCCATTAATATGCACAGTATTGTTAACCACGGGAGTAAGCGTTCGAGGGAGGACAGGACATGGTACAGGATTGAATGGGTTAACCTTCACACCAGCAACAGGTACAGGGTCTCCAGGGGATCCCTCTGGAAAGTTTGAAAAGAACTTGGCATTTGTACCTCCAAACTTATTTCCCATTACATTAGGAGAAACGAAAGGTACTCCTAAAGATTGTGCAGGGAAAGAACAATTACCACCGTCTACACTCAATGTATCAATATTACTCTCACCTGCTATCATTGCCATTAGACTGCCCTCGCTGTTGCTGCTAGATCTTTTTTAAGACCTTCTACATTATTATGTAGA